AAAGGCAACGCGATCATCGCGACAACCAATGAGTTCGCGAAACTCCGCGCTCTTAGTAAAGGCCGGCTAGAATCGCGATTCGTTAGGTTCCACGTAGAACCTCCGAGCGTGCAGCAAACAATGGCATTTTTATGCCATAAGTACGGCGTCAGCAGAGTTATCGCCCATTCCATCGCGCTTGGCTCGGTCCCGGAAGGATGCTTGCCGACCGTCGGCTGCAATCTCCGGACGGCAATCAACGACGCTGAAGGATTGAAGGCCGCGAAGAAAGCGAGGGCGGCATGACCTTCGGTCAACGCATCACGCCCGGCGGTTATCGTTGCGACGAGGTCGCGAGCGCGCTGCAGAAATGCATCCGCCGCGGCCTCGCCGACGATGCGCTCTTTTGGGCAACCGAGTTAGACCTCGCAGGCTTCGGCGAGTACGTCTGGAAACGGCTCAGAATCATCGCCAGCGAGGACGTGGGATTGGCAGACAACTCGGCCGCGCCGACGATTTCCGCGCTCTGTGCGAATTGGCGCGAGCAAAAGAAAAAGTCGGACACTAAACACGCGCCAGAGCGCCTTTTCCTCGTTCACGCTGTACTAATTCTCAGCCGGAGCCGCAAATCTCGCACGGTCGATCATGCGCTGATCGCGATGTACGAAGCCAAGCGATCGCATCGCGACATTCCAGACTTCGCCCTGGACAGGCACACCGCGAAGGGCCGAGCGCTCAGGCGAGGCTGGCGCCACTTCTGGGCCCACGGAGCCAGGCTGGCAAACAAAACGCCGGTAGACGACCCCTACGAAGCCACGGCCCGGGCAATCAGACGCGATCGACAAGGCAATTTCGATTTCAATGGAGGCGACTCATGAACGCGCAAATCGAACGCGTGCTCCAAAAACTGATCGAGCAACACGGCATAGATAAGATCGACGAGGCGCTCACGCCACTTATCGCGCAATTCAAATGGGACGACTGGCAGCGCGTCTATAATTTGGCGCATCGGCTAAGTCGGAGAAAACAGGTCAAATCAGCCAAACGACGAAAAAACGGCGCTCTAAAATGACCGCTATCGAGCGATCGCGCGTGGCCGAAGGTAAAGACAGCAGCGGTTTTCGATGCTGACACAAACGCTCGGACGTGAAGCTCACGCTCGACGATTTCGATAAGCTCCACACCAAAAAGGTGGCGAACATCATTCGCAAGCTTGGCGCCGGCAAAACTCTCACCAAACGCGAAGAAGAAATTCTCGAACAGGAAAAGACAAGGGGCGCTTCGGAGCAAAACACCGATGCCAATTTCGCCGGCAGTTGGGACGAGCTCGCGAAAATACTTTCCGATCGTAGCGGTGTTTCGATTACACGTCGTGCGATCCAGGAATGGCGCCGGGATCCACGTTATGAAGATAAATATCCCGAAGATCGACCGGATGGCCGCAAGGACGTCAACGCCTGGATCGTTTTCATGCGCCGCTTCGGCTTGAAAGCTGCAGACGAAGTTGTCGACCCTGACGAGATCCCGGAAGAACGCCGCACAATTCGCGACTGGAAAGAATACCGCGAACAACTGGCCTGTCGCGAAGCGGAACGCCGGATCGCGCGCGGCGACAATCTCCTTCTCGTCGCGACCGAGCTTGAAGTCCCGATGGGCGCCACATTCGTGACCATCAATTCGAAGCTTGCGCAATTTCCCGGCCGCGCGGCGCGGTTCATGGTGATGAAACGCGACGAAGCCGAAGCTGAGCAAACATTGCGAGACGGAATTTCCGTTCGATCCGGAGATAGAAGAACTTTACAAACGCGTCAGTTTTTCCGGGCAGGATCACGACGCTTTTGTTGAGCTGCTCCGACTTTCTGTGACTGAGACTCTGCGACGGATCGGTCGGCGCGCGCTGCAGTCATCGGATCAAGCCATTTCGTCTGGCGAAGAATCCAATCCCGAAAAAGCGTCTGCTCGCGAGGAGAAAAAAGCCCAGCGCACCGAAACGCAACCCATCGCGTCACAACATGAGAATAAACCTGCAGATACAATCTCGGCACAGCCACGTCGTAAACGTCGGTCTGTGACACGCGCGCGCAAGCGTGGCGGCACAACGAAGAGTCATCCAGTCGTGTAGCGGCTATCACGGCGACCCGAATCCCCAACCCGCTGGTTACCATTTTTGGTGTCCTGGCTGCGAGATGCACCACATGGTTTGTGTGCGTCTGTGGCGCGAAGGCGGCAATCCCGTCTGGAGCTTCAACGGAAGCATCGATAAGCCGACGTTCGGTCCTAGCATTCTCGCGACTATTCAGTCCGAACCGCGAAAAATTTGCCACAGCTACGTCGTTGATGGCCGCATTCAATTCCTAAGCGATTGCTGGCATTCGTTAGCCGGAACGACTGTCGATCTACCTGACGTTTCCGAGTGGCCGTACTGACGTGAGCGCCAGCGAGCAATTTGGTGCAGCGTCACGCTGCCCGAAAGGTAACTATCTCAACGCAGTGGAATGGCTGCGCGGTTTAATTCGCGCCACGATCCGGCCGCGGCCGCGCATCCGGATGTGGCGTTGGCTCGATCAGCACGTCGTCATTCCGGAAGAGTCTGCGGGCCCGTGCAGCGGTCATTTGCGCACTTCCCGGGTACCGATCTTCCGCGGGCTTTTCGATATTATCGAACAGCGCGGCATACATTATTTTTCATTCTGCGCGAGCGCGCGAATCGGCAAAACCCTCCTGTCGATTTGCGTTTTGCTTTACTGGATAGCCGAACGATTCGGCGCTCCGGGCTGGCTCGATCCTACGCGAGCGACGGCAACGAAATTTGTCCGTAGCGAGCTCGACGAATTTCTCCTGCAATGCAAACCGGTGCGCGAGCTCGCGATCGCCGCGCCGCCGCACCCAGCCGCCAAGAAATTCTGGACTACGCTCACGAAAGCGTTTCGCGGAAAATGGCTGCGCATCATTGGCGCCGGCGCAGAGGCAGAGCTGCACGGATTCAATCTCGAGCTCGCGATCAACAACGAGCTCGATCAACAGCTTCATTCACTTAATCGCGGCGCCGTCAGCGTAGATAAATTCGAAGCCCGCACCGCGCTCTTCGCCAAGACGCGGATGATCCTGGACAACTCCACGCCTGGCAAAGGCGGCGAGTTATCTGCCATCTGGCAAAAATTCCTCGCCCGATCGCAGCGATATTGCTATCTACCTTGTCCTCTTTGCAGCGGCGGTGGCGGAATGGCAGACGCAGCGCGCAGTGGGAGCGAGGCGCTAAAGGTGGCGCAAACCGAGTCAGACTCCTTGCGGGTTCAAGTCCCGCCCGCCGCGGAGTTCGTTCCGCCGTCGTGGGATGAAGTAGAACCGGGGCGCTCGCCGCTTTCCTACGATCCGGGCCTGCGCGGGTGGCAACGGCTCACGTTTTCAATCGAGCAAAAGCTCGTCCCGTTCGATGCGGACCTGAACTATCTCCCGCGCAACACGCCGCGGGCGAAATGGCGCGAGGAAACAACCGGCCAATTCAAATTCTCGCAATTCGCGATCTACGAAGACCGGGCACGCGCCGACGACCCGACGCAAACCGAAAAAGTCAAAGCCGGCTACGACCTCGCCGCAGTCGAAAACGGCACGACGTATGAGTGCGCGCATTGCAAAGGCGAGATCGATCTGTCCCGGCAGCTCCTCTGGATGGAAGACCGATTCCGCTGGATAAAACACAATCCGCACGAAGTCGTTCCCACGGTCCCGGCCGACAAAGAATCGGCCTATTGCTGGGCTGCTTACAATCCGTTCCAGCATCCCGGCGTCATCGCGAAAGAATTCATCGAGGCGAAAGGGAATCTCTCCGGGCTGATCAAGTTTCGGAATCTCACAGAAGGTCTGCCCTTCATTCGGCAAGGCGCGTCGATCAAAGAGGACGATCTCGATCGCGTAGTCGCGCGCACGCCGATTCGTTATGTGCAAGGGCAAATTCCGCTCGAGGCGGAGCTGCTGACAATGACGATCGATCGCCAGGACGAACAATTCTGGTTCGTCATTCGCGCCTGGGGAATTCTTTGGGATCATCCGGAATGGCCCACGTGGAGCGCATTGGTTGATTGGGGCGAAGCCGTCAGTTGGACCCAATTGCTCGAGCGCGGCGGCCTGGCGCCTAACGAATCCGGCCGGATCCGGGAGTTCCAGTGGAAATGCGGAACACGGAATGCGGAAGGCGGAATAGGAGAAACACCATCGGCTGATTCACTCCGAACTCCGCACTCCGAATTCCGCATTCGAAAGTACGTCGTTACCGCGGGCCTGGCCGATTCAGGCGACGGCGATCACACCAAGGACGTGTATGAATTCTGTCTCGCGAATCGGGAAGTGTTTTCGCCATACAAAGGCGGCGATCAAAGCAAAACGCTAGGCAACCCGATCCGGATTTCACCAATCATGGACAAAGAGATCGATCTCATCTGGGCGTGGTCCGATTTCTTTGCTGATAATCTGTACTTCGACTGCATCAAGCACGGCAACATTCAGGGAACACCGGTCCATTGGTGGCTCCCAGCGAATATCGACGCCCATTATCGCGAACAACTGACCGACGAATATCGCGGCGAAGTAAACGGAAAAAAGAGTTACATCTCGCGCCAGAAAAAGAATCACCTCGGCGACGGCGAAAAGATGCAGCGCGCAATGGCGCCTTCGATCGAAGAGCGTTTCAACGAACTCCGCGACGAACGCCTCGCCGAGATCGACGCGAAAGAAAAAGAAGATGCCGACGCAGATTAAGATTTTTACCGCCGCGCTGTCGCGCTAGAGAAGCCGAGATCGCGTAAGAATCTCCTTAGATTCTATTTGGATTGTTCTCTGCGCCCTCTGCGAACTCTGCGGTGAAATTAAAAAGCGAAACAGGCCGGTGATCTTATGGATTCAGCCGGCCTGTTCGAGTCGAACAACTAATCGCGGATGCAAGTCAATTG